AACAAGCCTGCAGGTCTGAGCCCCGATGATCCGTACCGCACCGGTACTGTCATCGACATCAACAAAGCAACTCCTACTGCTGACGATCTCGTCGCCAGTGTGTTTGCTGCAGCTGAAGCCTTGGATTCCAAGGATGTCAGCAAAGAGGGCCGCGTCCTGGTGTGTACTCCCGAGAGCTACTACACCTTGATTCAGTCATCGCGTGCGGTGAACTTTGACTTCAACCAGAACGGAACCAATGGTTCCTACAAGGAAGGTCAAATTGCCAAGCTTGCTGGCTTCTCTATCTACAGCAGCAACAACATTGCTCAGGGTTCTGTCACTGCTAAGAGTGGTGAGCAGGGCTATGTGAGCAATGGCTCTGTGGTCAAGTCAACTGCAGACATGACCAACACCAAGATGCTTGCCTTCCAGAAAGGTTCAGCAGGTGTTGTGAAACTGCGTGACCTGAGCATGGGCATGACCGGCAATGATTACGACGTGATGTACAACGCCACGTTGATGACCGCCAAATTTGCCCTGGGCGTTGGCTGCCTGCGTCCTGAGTGCTGCGTCGAGATCTCTAACTCTCAGTGATCTGGTTTCACTAGCGAGGGGAGATTAACTTAGGGGCAGCAATGCCCCTTTTTTCATGGCAACAACTATCAAGGTCGACAACGTTCTGGCCACCTTCACATGGCAAGACGATCAAACTCTTGACCCTGCTGCAGATGTTGACTACTTCGTACCTGCAGCAAGTGCTAACGCAACGTATGTTCCCCTGTCACAAGTTGGCAAAGGTATTGACGTTGTAATCGTCAAGTCGACATCAACTAAGCCTGCGAAATGACTGAGCTAGAGGCCGTCAACACAGTGCTGGCAACCATTGGAGAGGCTGGAGTCACCAGCCTTTCTGATGATGTCAGTCAGGTCACTGACCAAGCAATGGCTCAACGCACATTGCAAGAAGTCAGTCGTGACGTGCAGTCAGAAGCATGGAGTTGGAACACGGATGAGTCCGTGCAAATCAACCCCACCGCCCAAGGGACATACGTTGTTCCTGGCAACACGCTGACTGTCAACTTCTCACCCAACACCTATCCCGATACGCAATACGTGATGCGGGGTTTGCGTGTGTATGACCGCAACAGTCAGCGGTATGACTTTGGCTCAGTTATCAACAACGCACCGATCACTGCTGCCAAGGTTGTATCGCAACTGGCATGGGACGAACTGCCTCATGCAGCTCAGCAATACATCACCATCCGTAGCGCTCGGATCTTCTCTGATCGCTATGTCGCCAGCTCCATCGTCTTCACCTACACGGTGGCCGATGAAGACCAGGCGCGAACGATGTTGATCCGGTCAGAGGAGAACACCCTCAACAACAACTTGCTGTGGGGCAATGACCGGGGGGCAACCCAAGGCATTGGCTACATCCCAGCAGGTGGCACCCGTTATCGAGTCCGCTAATGCCCCGCGCAAAATCGCAGTTCCGTAAAGGAAAGACACCTGGCAAAACCAGCGCACCAGTTCGTCGTGATCTGGATACGTTGATCCAAGGTGTCTCTCAGCAGCCGCCGCACCTGCGTACTGCAGGCCAGGGAGCACGGCAGCTGAATGGTTGGTCTAGTCCAGTCGAGGGCTTAACCAAGCGGAACGCGATGCGGCTGCAGTCCAGGATCAGCACTGATGTGTTGACTGATTTCTACCTGGAGATGATGGACATCCAGGCAGGCGAGCAATACTCAATCCTCTGCCGGCCTGGCACAGATGAAACGTTGATCGACATTCGCCGGAACGGAACACCGGCCAACATCAAAACCCATGGCACTGGGTTGAGTGCAACACCCGGAGTCATCACTGGTGATCAAAGCTCTTACATCTACAACGAAGCAGAGCATTACTACAAAAAGTATGCGCTGATCAGCAGTGGTCCCTTGGGTCTGCTGCTGAACAGAGAGAAGGTCACGGCGTACTCAAGTGACACGGTGGCAGCTCAGACAGGCAAGGGTCTGATCTTCGTTCGTGCTGTTGCCTATGACATTAAGTACACGGTGAAGATCGACGGCACTGAGGTGGCGACGTTCACCACACCAGACGCAGGAGCTGACGACAACAGGATCAGCACAACGATTGTGGCTGAGAACCTGCAGAGCGGGATCAATGGCACGGCCGGATACACCGCTGTGGTCAATAAGTACGTGGTCTATGTCACCAAGGATGACGGCTCAGACTTTGAGCTAACGATTGACGATGACCGCAGCGGCGACCTGGCTACTGCTTTTACGAACAAGGTTCAAAGCCTGGCCAACCTGCCTGTCATTGCGCCCAATGGCTACACCGTTGAAGTTGAAAGTGACCCTTCAATATCAATCGACAACCGCTGGCTGAAGTTCAAGACGTTCAATGACGAGACCTTTGACGAGGGTGCATGGCAGGAGGCGGTGAAGCCAGGCATCAGCTACAAGCTGGATGCCGACACGATGCCGTTGGTCATCTACAGAGCAGCACAGGATGTGTTCTTTGTTGGTCCTGCTGATGGAGCAACAGAGACACAGACTGTTGACGGGACAGATTATGAGTACACGTTCCCGAAGTGGGCAGGCCGAACAGCTGGTGACGAGGACTCATCACCGGACCCTGAATTTGTTGGCAGCAAGATCAGAGATCATTCGCTGTTCCGTAGTCGCTATGTCGTAGCCGCTGCCGAAACAGTGCAGTTCAGCGAGACCAATGACATCTTCAATTTCTTCAATGACACGTCGGTTGCAGTGCAAGCAACAGATCCGTTTGGGTTGCGTGGCACCAGTGAACGCAGCTCACCGATTGAATGGATGATTCCGGTAGAGGACAGCATCCTTGCGTTCTCATCAACCACACAGTTCCAGGTACGTGCAGCTGACGCTGATGTGTTGACTCCACTAACAGGTGAGATCTTCAGGCTCAGCAACCTGGAGATGAACCCAAACGTCAGGCCCAAGCTGTCTGGTGCGCAGGTGTTGTTTGCCACGGAATACTTTGGTTATTCCCACTTCCGTGAGTTCAACTTCTACAACCAACGCAATACCAAGCTGGGTCTGAACTTAGGCAGCAGTCTGGACATCACGAACTACGTGCCCAAGTACATCAACGGTTCCATCACCCATTGGGACGTTGGCCAGAACATCGATGCAGCAGTGGTGGTTTCACCGCACAACAGGAAAGAAGTCTTTGTGTACAAGTACCTGTGGCAGACAGGTGAGGTTGGACAGCAGAAGATTCAGCGGAGTTGGAGCAAGTGGCAGTTCCACCAGGATGTGCAGTGGGTCAAGTTCATGGACAACCAGCTGTACATGCTGGTGACTGATGACACAGGTACTTACTTCTGCCTGCAGCTGAATGATGAGATCGAAGTAGCAAGCGAGCCACAGATCCATCTGGACAGGCTGCTGCAGTATCCAGCGCCAGCGTTTGTTGCACCATCGGCAAAGGTAACTGCGGCCTATGACTCAGCAACAGACCGCACAACCTTCACGCTGCCGTACACGCCAACAGAGAAAGCTGTAGGAGTGGTGCGCTTTACCAATGATGACTACCAGGGACTGAAGCTGGGCGAGACAACAACGACAACGTTGGTGTGCGATTCACCTGGCGATTGGACTGATTACGCGGTGGCGTTTGGTGAGCTGTATCAGTTTGAGTATGAGTTCAACACTGGCTTTGTGCCTGACGCCAATGAAGCAGGGACTAGGAGAGTTGGCCAGCTAGCAGGCAGGACGCAGATCTTGCGATGGACAGTGAACCACGTTGATACCGGGGCATACACGCTGCGGGTTAAAAGAGAGAACCGGAGCAATGACACAGTCGTGAACTTCAGAGCACGCGTGCTGGATGTAATGAACAGCACTCTTGACAAAAGCGACATGCCATTGGAAAGCGGAAGTATCACTGCTCCCGTATGCAGTCAGAACGACAAGTGTTCAGTTGTTGTTGAGTCAGACTCGTGGCTGCCCGTCACTGTCACTAGCGCGTCATGGAAGGGCGTTTACAGTGACAGAGAGAAGGTGGTTTAAATCATGGTCTGGGGCGCTATTGCAGCAGCTGGTGTTGGCCTGGTTGGCGGCATCGTCCAGGGCAGTCAACAGCGATCAGCTGCTGATGCCGCCAATAAGACTCAAGACAAACAAATCAAAGCGCAGTTCGAGCGCGACAACAAAGAGTGGGAGCTGAACTATCTAGAGTCCCTCTCTGACTACGAGTGGAGTGTTGCCAACGTAGAGGCCCAGCGCTATCAGGATCGAGTCTCCCAACAGAACTACGAAGCTCAGCAAGAGCGAATCATCGACTCAGCTCTAAACAACCTTGAGCTAAATACAGAAGCACTGCGAGATCAATACATCGAATCAGAAAGACTCCGCCGCCTGCAGGTGGATCTTGAAATGGAGAGGCAGCTGGGTGCTGCAAGTCAGGAGTTTGACTCGACGTTGTCAGATCTGGCCTATCGATCTGCTGAGTCGCAGATCAACACAGGGCAAAAGATCCAGGAACTACGCGTTGGCCAGGTCAACGATCTCGCGCAGATCAATCTCGACAACGCAATCAAGCAAGCCAACATCGATAACAGATCGATGCAGTCCACGGTTTCCAGCATGGAAGCAGTGGCTGGCTATATGAATTCGATCAAGGCTCAAGGCATTCAGGCTGATCGACTGCTGAGTCAAAAGCAGAACGAAGGCAAGAACATCCAAGAACAGATCGTGATTGGCGAACAGCTAGACACGATTCAGCGTGACGCCCAACAGATCACTGCGTTGTTGGACGGAGCAGACAAGCGCTCTCGAAGCGTTGCCAGGGGTGGTGGCAGCAACTCAGCAAGACGTGTTGCCATGGACAGCATGAAAGAGTTTGGCCGCAGCTTTAGCCAGATGAAGACAGAGCAGGCGAACCGTAGAAGGGAGCTGAGTAACTACAACAGTCAACTCACGGGTGAGACCGCAGCTCAGTTCGCACAGATTGCCAACGGCATCTCCAACGAACGTGAGCGGATCAAATTCACGAGAGCTTCTAGTGCAGTCAAGCAGGCAGGTTTCTTTGCTGATTCAGCGGCAGCAAACCTGCAGCGTCAAAGGAGCAGCAACGCAACGATGCTCTCAACAGCACTTGGCATTAACCAGGCACACCAGAGGAATTTACTGACGCAAGGCAGGCTGGCTGGTTTGGGCAGAGAGGCAGAGAAGGCTTACGACTTCAAGGTCGACAACCTGATGACTGAATACAACGAGCTGACGTTGCCAACGTTTGACCTTGCTGCACGTCAGGGCGAGCGTGAGTACCAGGCACTGCTGCAAAACACGATGAACACTATCGACGGTGCATCAACGCCGTATCAGGAAGCAATTATCTTTGATCCACTTGAGCCCATTGCTGGCCTGAAGCCAGAGAAAGGCATGGCGACAAAGGTGGCTAAGCCAGGGTGGGGATCAATCTTGGCAAACTCATTCATACAAGGTGCGCAGGGCGCACTG